CTGCTGTATTCATAGCCGGACGCTTGTCCGACATCGGTACTAAGGTTGGCTTGCCCTGTGGCTTTTCAATAAAGCCGGAGAGCAGTTCTTCAAATCTTGTCTTTCCGAGCAGTTTGGTCATTGCCGTAATACCCAGAACCTTATGTTCAAACGGGTCATATCCGGCATCCTTAACCGTATCTGCCACAGCGGTTTCATTGACATATTTTCTGTTGGAGCGTCCTTCGACAATCTTCCAGTCTTTCCACCCCTTGCCGCTGACTGCCTGCTGCAAAGCGTATTCCTTGATATCGCCTGCCCAAGATACCAGAGCGTCAACTTTTGAAAGAATTACCTCTATCTCATCATCTTCAAGAGTGGAAGGCATCTCAAAATCGTAACGTGCAAGTTCAAGATTGTATTCGGCTCTCTTGCGGCAGGTGGCTTTTACCTTACAGAACTGACAGTGGCCTCCGGCTTTGTATTCACCCTCACCCTTTGCCGCCAGCTGTGCTGTGGGACTAAGCACTTCATCTGCCCATTTCAGCAGTTCTTCCTTGGAAATGGTGTATGTGCTGACGCTGTCCCGTCTTGGCTGGAAGATGGTCATGGCCACCGAATCAATATCGTAGATGCCGTCAAACAGCTGTAAGGCTCCCAGCGCATAGCACATCATCTGCGGATTCTTTTCGGCTTCTACTAAGATTCCGACACCGTATTTGAAATCAATTACGGTAATGGTTTCATCTGATACGATGACACAGTCCCCGGTACCAAATCCCTCCGGCACCCATCTGGAAAAATCAAGATGCTGTTCAATCAGAACAATGGGGTCTTTGCATTTTTCCTTCGCCGCCGCAAGCTGCTCCATCACATACTGGGCATACATATCGGAGCAGTCTGCCATTTCCTCATCGAAATACTGCAAATTCTCCGTAGGGTCTTTCGACTTCTGACCCAGTGCGGTTTTCAGTTTATGTTCGCAAAGGCTGTGAGCATTGGTGCCCTGCATAGCAAACTCACTGGCTGTATCTCCTGCCTTTGAACAGAGCAGAGCCGAGGGCGGGCATTCCAGCCACCTGTGACTGGAGGATGCTGATAATACTGCGTGTCCCAGACCAGTCTCTCTTGCACCTGCAGTACAATTCACCTTCTGTTTATAGGGCATTCCCAAGTACCTCCACTTCAGCAAGCAGTGCCTTATATTCTGCCGGATTTATCTCGGACAGCTTTTCTGCACCATGCTTGTTAAGGATTGCTTTGACTTCTGCCGTACAGCCTTTGCGGGATTTATCCGCACACACGGATCTGACCTCTTCCAGAGTCAGCGGCTTTTCTTTCTCCGGCTGTGGTTCAGGCTTAGACTCTTCGGCTGCCTTTTTCTTCGCTGCCGCTTTCTTTGCAGGCTGTTTTTCTTCCTCTGCACCGCCAAACATATCAGCCAGCCCCTCCGAAATGCCAATCAAGGCTTCGCCACACTTTTTGAGTTCAAGGGCGAGCATGGACAACTCGCTTACTTTACTCATGATTCCATTCCTCCTTCCTTAGCTGTGCAAATAGCAACTTCCTCTACGCTGTCACCGGGTACAAGAATCGTGATTTTTTGTTTTCCGCCGAGGAAAAATCTTAAAATACGTTCACGTACACTTACTGTGCGGCAGGAAAGAATACCGTCTGCTTTTGGCTCCTTTGAAACACTGATTTTCAAATTTTGTTTCATCGTCTTGCCTCCTTTCCGAGAGTTCTTTATGTGACCCTCTACCTAATAGCCTTGGGAGAGCAATGAATCTGACGGTTTTAAAAAATAAATAAAAAAAATAATGCCCGCCAAGGAATACATCCAAGACGGGCATCAAATCATCTATTCTATTTTCTCACCAAAGCATATAGTAAAACCGATCCAACTCCATAGGCTATATTTCGCTGTTTCTTAATTGCCGTCAGTCTTTTCTTCTCCCCTTCTACGTACATTTTCAAGGATGCGTTGGCACCCTGCAATAAGTCCGTCTGCATCTGTGAGGTTTTCTTCAATACAGTCAGCTCGCTCTGCAGCATTATAGACTGATGCTTCACCTTGCTCAATTCCGTCTTGGATATTTTGAGTTCTGTTTTCAGCAGACTCAATTCCTTCTGTGATTTCTCGTTCAGTTGTTGCAGCTGAGTCAAGTTGCTCTCTAACTGATTCAACTCCTGCTCCGTTATCCAGTACGTCTTTTCCGCTGCGAAACCAGTAGCAGGCAGCCATAAGTAAAACACAAAGGCCAAAACCAACAATAATGTATTTTTTGTTTTCATGCAGCATTTCACCACCTCGCTAAAAATAGAGTTTTTTCATAGGTCAAATCATACGCACCCTCAAATTTAAACGGCTTAAAACGTATTTCTGAGGGTCGTTTTCTTCAGACTTTTATTTATTTTTCTGCCACCAAGCAGCTTTCCCCCTAATTACTTCTCCGCCCGGTTTTAACTCACTTGTAACCGGTGCATCCGGTAAATACCATAAATCCCAGCGTTCACAAGTTGTTGATGGACCATAATCATCTTCTTCCGCGGCCTCACAGTGGGTTTTAACATGAGCATAATCAATAGGCAGATTCAGTTCTTCACATAAAACCGCCACAACCTTTGCCACTCCATCGATTTGGTCTTGCGTTGGTGGATAATCGCCAAAGTCTGTATTATAACCACTATGTGCTTCTGCTCCATAACAGGCTGCCATGCAGATACCAATGGTTCTGCTGTTTCTGTGCCAAGTATGAGCCAAAAGCTCTGTCAAATCCTCCGTACTGACATAAATGCTTCCATCGGCATCTACGTTAATATGGTAATCATCAAAAAATTGATGGTGCCTTCCTGCGCTCCAATGTACATAAATTTTATCAATATAGCCTTTAGCAGCTTGAGCCATTTCTCTTAATTCATCTAAGGTTATTTTTCTCATGCTCCTCATCCTCCTCAAAATTGTCCGGTATTCCATTATTGTTCATATCAATAAAACAGCCTGCTATGAAGGTCATAAACCCTATCATAGCAGGCCCAATCATTTCTTTAATTACCGCCAATAAATCACTCATAACAATCTGCCCATTATGCCATTGGTACAGCCAGGCAATATAATACGTAGCAACCAAAACCACAACAAGCAGAAAATAACCTACAATCACAGTCTTTATTGGCCTGCTCATAGCATTTATTTTCACCTTTACAGTACTAAGAACATTGCCTAAGATTACTTTTGCATTATCAAACACACTTATTCCCCCTTGTAATTTGGCAGTGCTTTTATTTCAGCCATCAGATCGTCTATTACTCCATTGGCACCAAGGTTTTCATAGCTTTCATAACAGGAAACTATGCTGTCCTTAGCGTAAATGGGAATCCACTTCTTTTCAGTTACATAATTGTTATAAACCTGAATGATTCTGTCTCTAAGCAGTGCCTGAAGTCCGGTCTGGATAGCATCCTGACGTTTCTTTCTGGCTCTAAGCTCTGTAAAGATATAGGTTAAAAGCATACCCATCCCGGCACTTAAAATACTTGTTAATATTTCCTTCCCCATATAGTTATCCCCCTATCAGCCTTTCCATATCAATCGCTCTGCCTGTATACCGACAGTTTTGCGCCCCAAAATACACCTTTTCAGTGGGTATATATTTAAAAGACACCGCATTATGTCCATGGCTTACCCTTACACTCTGCCCCGCATGACTTATAAAGACTGGTGTTTTCCAAAAGTCAGAAATAAGAGTTTCAAAGCTTAGCGTCAAAACACCATCATTAATAGCCGCCTTCACATCTTTTATCGTCCAGCTATATTTCCAATCAAGCTCATGGATATAATCCATGGTATAGTGAGCAAAACAGCTAAAATTGTTGGTATCGCTGGGCAGCTCATTCATACCTTTCAGCAAAAATACTTTTATAAAAACATTACTGCCACTTTTATCAATCTGCATAAAGCACCGCTGAGATAGATTAGTCAAAAACTCACTTGGCAGCATATCCAGTACCTGCAGTATTTCCCTAAAGTTATAAAGCACATAGGTATTATCCGTAATGCCATTATTAAGAACTACCGTAGAACTTCCCTCTCGTAAAAGCTCCGTATCAATAATATTCAGTCTGTCATTGTGATAAAAATTAAGTACTTTACCTTCAATATTCAGTTTTATCGTTTCCGCATCATTCTTTCGGTTAACCGCATTCGGAAAAACAAATAAATTCTTAATCGGCATAACTTGCCCCTTTCCACTTTTCGTATTCAGCCTTAAACCAGCTAAAAAGTTCTTTATTGATATAGCATTCAATATCCCTGCTCTTACTTTTAAGGCAGCCGCCACCGCACATAAAATAAACCGGGCAGTATTTGCATTCCGGAAAATTATCATCCAGAACTCTTTGCTGCTCGGCTTTCCAGTTTTTAGTCAACTTTTCATCTCTTATATAAAGGCAGGTAACACTTTCTCCCTTGGTGTTATATTTTTGCAGATTCTTATTAACGCAGTAAGTTTCTCCATAGTCAAAATTTGCTTGGTACCGTTTTAATAATCCTGTAAACATTCCTTCATAGCGAAAGTTAAGAACACCGTATTTAAATCGCTGTTCCATAAAACTACCGACCATATTCTTGTACTGTTTTAAGATGTAATCTGCATCTCCAAGGCTTAATGCGTATTTATCATTGGCATCGTTAGTAGCATGAGCAAAATGAGGGAAAAAAGATAACTGCCTGCCAATAATTCTTTCCTTAGCGGCAAAGGATGTAATAATTGATCTTAAATCGGTATGCCCATGATGGAGCGTAGTAGAAACAGCTAATTTTGGATAATCAATAAGCTTAGTAAAGGGGTCAAATCCTCGCTCAGAGTTTTTCCCTCCATCAAAGCTGATACATACTAAAAAATCATGCTTTTTAAAAAATGGCAAATACGCCTCTAAGTTAACGCCATTTGTGCATATAGCAAACTTTGCTTTTGGCAGAGCCGCTACAACCTGCTTTATTTCATCCATGTATAAAGTCGGTTCGCCGCCCATAAATTTGACGGTAAGGTTATCCTGCTTTTTTAACTGCTCCAAAAGATTCGCTGAAAGTCCCGTTTCACGCTCATCTTCTTCTCTGTGGCAGTAGGCACAATTTAGATTGCACTTACTGCCCATATAAATAGTTGCCTGCATTTTAACCCTCCAGGATGAGGTTGTATTCATTCCAAACCTCATACCACTTTCTGCCAAGCTTAAGCTTAAATATACCTGTATGCCCCATAGGATAAAGTCTAAAATTACCTCTGCCATTTTCAAGCTGTACTCTGCGGTTGTTTATAACTCCGCAGCTGCTGTCTATCGTAACATCGTCATCATCAATATCGCGGGTAAGTTCTTCTCCTTCAAAATTACCAGAGTATTTTATAATCTCAAACTCCACATAATCCTTATCCTTCACTAAAGCAATCGGTATTGTAAAATCACCGCTTTGCGGCATTCCTTTCCTGTTGGCCATAAGAATTCTCTCACCAATCTTTAAAGCATAACTGTCCCACAAATGCATCCTAGGGTGATCGCCTGTTACCAAATCATCAGAATTAAAACTTATTACCTCATACTCCTCATCGGCTTCTATTTCAGTATTTTCAGGTCTGCCTTCAAAAACACGGATAATAATATCCCGCTCCGCACCACCAATTACTCCGGTATCAAGCTGCAGTACATCTGCTGTTCCGTAGAGCTGCAAAAGCTCTGCAAAATCAAGTTTTACGCTTACTCCCAGCCTGTTAAGGTCTAAAAACTTAAAATCCGACTTACTCATCTTGCGATAATTTTTAACCTTACCAGGACTAGCGACCAGAGTATAACTGTTATAAGGTCGCAGAGTTTCAATCGTATCCTTGCCATAGCCTGCCGGATATTTAGAAGTTACTTCTGCGGTGACACATAGCTCCTTGATGGTTATTTTTAGTTTATGCTCTGAATCAGACCTCTCGTTAAAACATATCTTAAGCATCGTTATCCTCCAATTTAAAACAGTAATTTCCTGCAAATATAGAATCACAGCCTTCCGCTTTAATTTCATAGGTTATGTATTTTCCCACTGTTTTTTCGGCCTTATCTTTCACCATCCGCATATTGGGCTGGGCCATATAAAAAGATGTTTTTTCGGCTTCTGCAACTTTCTTATTTCCATAAACGGTTTTTAAAATAGCTCCCTTAGACACAATAAGCTTCGGATTTTTACCGAAGGTATATGCCACGCTCACCGATTTGTTTTGAATCTCTTTCACTGCAAAAGCTCGATGAAGCTGGTTCAGCACTTTATCTCCCGGTTTCAATTCTTTAATATCCACAGGTCCTTTATCTGTTAAAATCAAGCCTTGTATAATCATTTTCATCAACCTCCATCATCTCCGCAGTCACAATTACTGCAGTTACAGTTACAATTGCAATTCGTACATTCCGTCTGGCAATACTGACAACGTACCGACTGGCAGCCCTGACAGGTTTGACACCCCTGGCAACTTTGACAGTAAGTGCTTTGGCAATAGCTGGTTTGGCAGGTCTGACAGCAATTCGCCTGGCAGCAGTTGCCTGAAAAACTTGTTTCCAGATTATTTACCGCCGTTCTTAAAAGCATAATATTTGCACTTATCACCTTGGTATATGTCAAGCCACTTAAATTTATAGCGGATGATTTATTGGCATTAGCCGCCATGGCAGTCAATGCTGCTGCCAATTCTGATATGTGCAGTTTTTTTACCGTAATATTACTGTTTAAGGTTGTATCTGTATAAGCCATTTAAGCACTTCACCCCCCATCATCACCGCAGTCACAATTACATTGCATGGACTGACAACTATAGCTTTGACAGCTTTGGCAGGATAAGCTTTGACAACTCTGGCTTTGGCACACGGCACTCTGGCAGGTGGCGCTCTGACAGGTCTGGCAATAAGTACAGTTGCCGCAATTATCAACATTCGCCGCATAGCTTTGCAGCCTATCAATAGCTGTTCTTAGTTCGGTAATATGCACCGGTCTTATTTTTGAGGTATATGAAACTGTTGTCTCCGTAAAGGTTGTTTTAGAAATAGCTCCATTAACCGCCATTTACTTCACCCGCCATCAGCCTGCCGTACTCTTCAAAAACTGAAAGCACCGGCAAAAAGACCGCTTGTTTTAGTCTGCAATAACCCTCCTGCCTTGCCTTAGTTCCTACTAGTTTACATCCCCCTCGGCAAAAGGCTGCTGCCGGACAAGCATTGCATTCTTTTAGGTTTAATTTAGTGTTATCTGATGCCATAACCTTATTTAGGTAAGTAAAATAGTCATCTTCAATAGTACACACCCTGCTGCTGGTGTTATGGCAGGGATACAAATTTCCTTCCAAATCCAAGTTCATAACACCATACCCATTACAGCAGAAGCAGTAGTTTTTATGCAGTCTGCCATCTCCCTCAGCATAGAATCGTTTCAACATACCAAACATTCTATCCACATAAGCAAGATTGGTATAATCCTTCAGTTCTGTTTTACTGCCGCTTAATCTTTTCTCCAGATAAAATTTGCCAAGCTCCAGCATTTCCTGCTCAACTCTTGCGTAATCTACAGCTAATAGTTCTTGCGGCAAATCCCCTGTGTTAAAAATTTCATCAATATTAATGCCCACATGATACCCATGAATTTTATAGTAATCATCGGATATGCTCTGAAAATCCTCTAATATTTGCAATGGATACGCTTTGCTGCTTAAAACAGCGGATAAGCCAAGCTGCTCTATGCCCAGCAGGAGCTTTCTTTTTTCTTTACCTGCAAATACATCATATCCACGGGTTTCCAGCACATTTCTTCCGTCCCATGAAATAGTTACAGGCATTTTATTGGCATTAAAAAAGGTCACCATGTCCTCGGTGACCGCCTTCCCATTTGTAATAACTGAAAACCAACAGTATTCATTTGTTTTTTCTACTACCGTCTTAATGTTTGCAAAATATAATAACGGTTCTCCGCCGTAAAACTGGATATGCAGTTTCTGTCCTTTTGGCAGTTCATCAGCACATTCTTTCAAGAAGTCATATATGACAGGATTAATTTTCTCTGTCAGCTGCCGATTTACCAAAGGATGCTGCAAACAATAACGGCAGTTCATATTACAACTATTACCCAACATTAAAAACACTGTATGTATCCTTCGCTTTAAAAATCTCCCCATCACTGCCTCCTGACCATTATCTTTACTCGTCTTACATTTTGAAAGCTGTCGCTTGCTACGATTCTTCCTACAACACTATCTTCCTTATCGCCTTCAGTAAAGGCTCTGCCAACTCCGGGTATTTCTGATGGAACAACCTTCATTCCAGCAATAGCAGTACCATAAAACTTAACGTGCACTCTTCCTGCTAAAGCTACAGGGATATAGTTTTGAATTACTTTACCAATATCCACATTGCCATTTTCATCTGTTTCTCCACCAATTATTTGGGCATATTCATCACTATGGACGCCAACCACCATAATCGACTTATCTGTTGCCTTTTCGTAGCATTCTTTGCCACCATCAGCCAAAGCAATAATATCTCCCGTTTCTGTTTCTCCTCCTCTGGGGAAAAATTCAGCATAGTCGTTATAATAGGCGTTTACTACTTTAGCTGCCGTTAAAGTTCCGGCTATAGTCACATTGCCGCTAGTATCTTGAACAACATAATTGCTATCATTGGTGAGCTGACTTGTTTTATTTGGAATAATAGGTTTATTTAAAAGATCACTATAACTGCCCGTGGAAGCAACCGTGGCAAGTTTAGTAATGCCCCCTGTCATTTCGGCTTTCGTAGCATAGGTACTTACAATATTATTTCCATCCACGTCCTGTACCGCTTTAGTGGCACTTACTGCATTAGCAGTTTTATCTAACTTTCCTGCAATAAGATTTGTTATGGTAGTCGCAAAATTGGGGTCATTTCCTAAGGCAGCAGCTAGTTCCTTGATGGTATCCAAAGTTCCGGGAGCAGATGCTACGAGTGCAGCAATTGCTGTCTGGACAAAAGAAGTACTCGCAATAATCTGTGAGCTGTTTCCCTGAGCCGCCGTAGGCACTTTAGGTGATCCCGTAAAAGAAGGGGAAGCAAGATCCGCTTTTAAAGGTAAATCCACGGTTTCCAGTTTTTCTAAACTTGAAGCTGCTTTTTCAGCACTTTGTCTGGCTGACGTTTCGCTGTTTGCTGAGTTCTTTTCAGATATAGCCGCAGCGTTAGCACTATCACTGCTCGCCTTAGCATATGAGTCAGCATTTAAAGCACTATTAGAAGAGGCTATCGCTGACTTTGATGCGTTATTAGCATATTCTTTAGATAAGGATGACCAGCTTTTAGCTGATTTTGCATCTGTTATGCCGTCCGGATCTGCATCGCTTTCTGCCCACTGCCTGGCCACATCTGCCCAGTTCTTAGCAGAACGTGTTTCGCTTCCTGTCGGTGGCTCGTTGCTTTCTGCCCAGGCTTCAGCAAGATTTTTACTTTCTTTAGCACTTTCAGCATACTCAAAAGCTTTATCTGCGAATTCTTTGGCAACCTCTGCACCATATTCGCCTACCTCAAGTTCCTTACCTTCTGCATTATTAAACGCACTGACCTCTATTTCAATCGACATTATGAGCCACCCCCTTAATCATAAAATACGCTGACCAGATAAGCGTTGTAATCTTTTGAGTGTTTCTGTTAATAATGGCAATATCATAGACATAGGTATCCGGAGCCAGACTATCTAACTCTCCTAAGGTAATTGGCAGGTCAATATAGGTTTTCCCTGCATTATAGACATCCTTCTGAAATACCACATCCGTTGAATTTGAAGTTGCTTTAATGGAAAAGCGGAATTTATCATCAGATGTGAGCATGTAGTCTTTAAACTTAAACCTTATGGTATAAGTATCATACTGGGATACCTCAACATTAAAATTACTATCTATTGAAATCAAAACACATCACCGCCTTCACATATCATCGCCGCAGTCACAATTGCAGTTGTAATAATTTGTACCCTTTATAAATTCCAATGTCTGACTGCGATT